TCAGAGCCCCCGTCCCGCCGGACGGGGGCTCTCCTCGTTTTCGCCGTGCGCCACCCGTGCGCCAGCAGCCCAGACCGCGCGCACGTCGTCATCCCGGTTCGGGTCGAGGTGGGCGTAGGTCGACACCATCCGCGTCGACGAGTGCCCCAGCAGCCGCGCCACCCGGTAGTCCGGCAGGCCCGCCTGGATCCACCACGACGCCGCGGTGTGCCGCATCGTGTACGGGTCCTCGTAGTCCACGCCGGCCAGCTCGAGCGCCGGCCGCCACACCCGGTTGCGGAAGTTCGCCTCGTTCACCCGCAGCCCGGTCGGCGACAGAAACACCGGCCCGGACGGCCGGTCGGCGACCAGCGACCACAGCAGCCGCCCAACCTCGTCCGGGAAGGGCACCCACCGGTTCGAGGAGTCCGTCTTCGGATACCGCTTCATCCCGTGCCGGGTCAGCACCTGCCGCACGTGCACCTGCTGCCGGCCGAAGTCCAGGTGGCGCACGTCCAGGCCGGCGAGCTCCCCTGGGCAGCGCAGCCCGGAGAAGCAGCCGAGCGCCACGTACGCCTGCCACGAGTGGGCCAGCGGGTCGGGCACCTCGGTCTTGCCCCGCCGCAGCGTCCGGCCGCCGAGAGCCAGCTGGATGCGGTCATACTCGTCGCGAGTGAACCAGCGCGCCTCCGGCTTGACCACCTTGGGCAGGTCGATCTCCTGGCACGGCGACGCCGTCAGCAGCCCCTCGAGGACGGCGTCATGCAGCATCGCCGACAGCAGCCGGTAGGCGCCGCCGACGGTGTCCGCCCCGGCGCCGGCCTTGGTCATGTCGTTGACCCAGGTCTGGACGTCCAGGCGGCCGATCGAGGCCAGCGGCCACGTCTTCCACCGCGGCAGCACGTGGGTGCGCATGTGGGAGGCGTTCTTCGCCGCGGTGTTGGCCTCGACGTTGCGGGCCTCCGTCCAGCGGGCCTCCCACTCCCCCACGGTGGTCTTGCGCCCCGTCTCGGTCTCGGTGACCCCGCGACGGAACTGCGCCTCCAGGTCGTCGGCCCACGCCTTGACGACGCGTTTCAGCAGGTCGGTGCGGGTGACCTTGTGCCCGGCCGGGTGCCGGACGGTGGCCTGGTACTTGCCCGAGGGCAGCCTGCGGATATACGCCACGAGAGACCTCCGCGCGTGCGTTGTCGATGCCGTCGGCGGAGGTTAGCGGGTGTCGAGAGCGACAGCCGACTCCGGGCGTCCTACGCCACTGGGAGAAGCAGGCCGCCCAGCTCGCGGCCCGCTTCGGCTTGCAGGTCGGCGAGGGCCTGGGCGCGCTCCGCCGGCGACAGAGAGCGCAGCACGGTGACCAGGTTGAGGTGCTGATGCCAGTCCGCCCGCCGGCCGTGCGGCAGGTAGTCCACTTCGACAAGCTTCACGGCCATCGGTTCCCCAGTCCCCCAGCGTCACCCCCATCAGGGTGACTCTCAGCTGGGAACGTAGACACACTGGGTGACAGATTTCCAGCGGGAAGCTGACCCGGAATCGAACTCGCGTTCGAACAGGCTCAGCTCCGGTCGCGGCGGCCGCGTTCGTATCCGCGCTGCTCAGCTACCAGGTACAGGGCGATTGCCTCCTCGAACACCCGTCGATGTTCGGGGGGGACCCGGTCGAAGGTGGGCGGCAACTGCCAGCGGGTTTGTGGCCGTGGCGCCCCAGCAGCCTCATACACCTCACCCACGGGCACATCGAGGGCGGTGGCCAGCCCCTCGGCGACGCGGTCGCTGATCCGGCCGGAGTGCTCGCCGCGGGCGATCGCGTACAGCGTGTGGAAGGACAGCAGTCCGCGCGAGCGGTCGGCGGCGCGCCTGGCCGACATGGGCCGGCCAGGCTCGCCCAGCTCGGCCAGGCGTCGGAGCACCAGTTGCTGCAGCTGGTCCACGAGCTCCCCGTCGTCGGTCACGTGCGCTCTCCTGGGGAGCGCAGCGTGCCGGGCGCGGGGCGTGGTGGCAAGGCCTGCGTGCGGCCCCGCGTCGGGTGTCGGTCTAGACACTCTCCGTGACGAGGGTTCACGCAGAGACACTAGTGCGTGTTCGGCTTGCGCGTTGTCGAAGGTGTCGTCTAGTGTCGATTCCGACAGCAGACAAACCCGCCGGTTCGGACGCTGCCACCACTTCCGCCAGCCCCGTCCACTCCGCCACTGCACCACCTTGACGCATCATCAAGGTGTGAGGTGTCGGTGTAGACACCATTCACCGGAAAGGAGTGCCCGTGAGCCTCCGCCTACTCACCATCCCCCAGGCCGCCGCCCGCCTCGGCTGCTCCCGGCCCCACGTCTACGACCTCATCGCCGCCGGCAAGCTGCGCCGCTACAACATCTCCGCCAAGCCCGGCAGCACCAAGACCCGCGTCTCCGACGAGGACATCGACGCCTACATCAAGTCCATCGAGATGCCCGTCAAGGCGTCGGCGTGACCGCCCCGACCGCGGCGTACGCACAGGCCCACCTGCACGCCACCGCGACCGAGGCCGCCGCGCAGCAGCGGATCACCCCGAAGGCGGGCCAGCTGCGCGGCCGCGTGCTCCAGCTGGTCGCTACCGCCGGCGAGACGGGCCTAACCGCCCTCGAGGTGTACCAGCAGTACGCCTGGCTGTTCGGGGAGCCCACCGGTGGCCTGTACTCCCTCGCCCCGCGCCTTTCCGAGCTCGAGCGGCGCGGCGGCTGGGTGCGCAAGTCCGGCGACGTCCGCGACCGCCGCGCCGCCTACGTGGCCACCGACGCCGGCCGCGCCTGGGTCGCACGCAACCCGCTGGACGTGCCGGACGCCTGACCCCTGCAAGGCCAAGCCCTCCCCCACCCGCTTCCCGGCAGACCGGGGGAGAGCCCGACAAGAAGGAGAGAGTAATGCCCACCCTCACCGCCGACGCGGTTCTCCGCGCGGCCGCTGATCATCTCGACGCCCATCCCGAAGCGTGGGGCAAGGAGTTCTGGCGTGACCCGGCTACGGGCTGCCGCTGCTCCGGTGGCCTGATCGCCCTCATCGTGGCCCCGGACGACCAGGACGGCGACCCCTACGCGCTGCCTCTCGACGGCCGGCGCGCCCTGGCCACGGCCGCGATCGAGGCGTTCGAGGCGTACGTCCACGACGAGCTGCTCGACCGGTTCGACCCCGAGGGCATCCAGGCGGCCGGTGAGCCGCTGATCGGCCTGTGGAACGACCGGTGCGCCCGGGACGCCGCGCACGTGGCCGCGACGATGCGGGCCGCCGCTGACCGTCTGGCGCCGTGCACGTCCTGCCACGGGCAGGGCGGCTGGCAGCAGCCGGACGGGCTGATCGTGGAGTGCCCCCGCGGCTGCATGACCGGCGGTGCGGCATGAGCGCCCGCATCGAGGTGACGGTCGTCGTCGAGGTGGACGTCGACGAGTACGCCGAGACGTACAACGTCGACGCCGACTGCGCCGAAGCCGACGCCGCTGAGTACCTCGAGCGGATCGTCTCCGACGCCGTGCAGCAGCAGATCGGCCCGCACAAGACACTGAGCTGGGGCGAGGTCGACTTCGTCACCTCGCGAGGCCTGGGAGACGTGCTGTGAGCCGCCCCCTGCCGGCCCGGCTGTCGCCGCGGGCCGGATCCGGTGTCCGCCGCACGGTCCGCCGTCTGCGCCGTTCCCCCGCCGCCGCGCACCTGCGCGCCTCCACCGCCGCCGCGTTCTGGCCCGCGGTGATCCTGTCCGGCCTCCTCCTCGGCCTTCTCACCCGCGACGTCTTCATCACCTGGGACGGCGTCCACAACATCTCCACCTACGGAGCGAACCGATGAGCTTCACCTTCACCCCCGCCGCCCGCGAGGGCTCGTTCGCCCGCATCGCCCTCGCCGGCCCGTCCGGGTCCGGGAAGACCTGGACCGCCCTCACCACCGCCCGCGAGCTTGCCGACCGGGTCGCCGTCATCGACACCGAGCGCGGCTCGGCGAAGAAGTACGCCGGCGACGACGGCTTCACCTTCGACGTCCTCGAGATGACCCACTTCGACCCCCGCGACCTCGTCAAGGCGTTGGCCGCCGCCGGGGCCGCCGGCTACGGCTGCGTGGTCGTCGACTCCCTCTCCCACTTCTGGATGGGGTCCGGGGGCATGTTGGAGCAGGTCGACAACGCCGCGAAGCGCTCCGCTGGCGGCAACTCCTTCGGCGGGTGGAAGGAAGCCCGCCCGATGGAACGCCAGATGATCGAGGCGCTCCTCGGCTACCCCGGGCACGTCGTGGTGACGATGCGCACGAAGACCGAGTGGGTCATCGAGGAGAACGAAAAGGGCAAGAAGGTGCCGCGCAAGATCGGCACCAAGCCGGAGCAGCGCGAAGGCATCGAGTACGAGTTCGACCTGGTCGGCGACATGGACCTCGAACACACCCTCGTCGTGTCGAAGTCCCGCATCCTCCCGCTCGCTGACGCGGTGGTGCGCCGCCCGGACGGCGAGTTCGGGCGGCAGATCGCGAAGTGGGTCGGCGACGGGGTGCCGCCGAAGTCGGCCCTGGAGTACCGCGACGACGCCCTCGACATCCACGTCACCTTCGAGCAGCTCGGCGCCCTGTACCGCGAGGTGAAGGGCAAGCGCCTGGACGGTGCCGCCGTCATCGACGGCACCGGTGACACCACCACCCTCGGCGAGCTGATCCGGGCCCGCGGCGAGGAACTCAAGAACGCCCACCGCACCACGACCGCTGAGGAGCAGCCGGCATGACCACCCCGACCACGAACCCCGCTCTCGAGCACCGCGACGCGCTGCTCGACGTGTTCAACGAGATCACCCAGGACTGCGCGCTCAACGACCTGAGCCCGGTGAACGTCTCCCTCACCCGTTACTCGTCCGGGGAGTTCCACGTGTCCGTGCAGATCCCCAGGCAGAACACGGCCGCCGTCAACATGCTGGCCGACGCCTACGGGTTCCCGCCGTCACTGGCCGACGGGAGCGGCAACTACACCCGGCAGGGCCGGCTGGACGTCGACGGCTACCGCGTCCACCTGGCCGTGTACTGCGGCCGCCCGAAGCTGCCGACCTACCCGGCCGGCTACGCCCCGCAGGCGGTGGAGGCATGACCGCCACCGTCAACCCCCCGGCGCTGACCGCGCACGACCGCGCCACCCGCCTCCTGGCCCTGCGGGTCCTCAAGGACTGGATCGCCGTCGAGGACCGGAAGCTGCGGGACGAGATGTGCGCCGAGCTGGTCGTCGGCGAGCGCTACTCCGGCCTGCTCGACCCGGCCGACAAGGAGTCACTGCTGGGGTTCGTGCAGCTCACCAAGGCCCGCGAGACCGCCTCGGTGGTCGACCCCGAGGCGCTGCTGGCCTGGGTGGAGGAGCACTGCCCCAGCGAGGTGATCACCACCCGCAGCGTGCGGCCGGCGTTCGTGCAGGCGCTGCTGGCGTCGGTGAAGGCCGACGGCGGCTGGGTCGACCCGGAGACCTCGGAGCTGCTCGAGGTGAAGGGCGTCGAGGTCCGCACCGGGTCACCGACGCTGACGGTGAAGCCGACCGCGGAGGCCGATGCCCTGGTGGCTGAGGCGCTGGCCGCGCGCCGCCTGCAGTTGATGCCGGCCACCGCCCGCTGACCGAACCGCCCGGCGCCGGACGTATGTCGTCCGGCGCCGGGCCACCACTCCTAGACCGCGAAGTAGCTGCTCACCCAAGGGGGAAAACCGTGCAGCGAACGGGGACGGGCCGAACCATGCCCACAGCCCAGCACGCTCAGTCAGCAACCAACTACACACCGGCCCAGGTTCGGAACTTGGCCGCCCTGCTCGGCCTCGACGACGAGGGCTGGTCGTGGCGGGACGATGCCCTCTGCGCCCAGGTCGACAGCGAGCTGTTCTTCCCGGAGAAGGGCGGCAGCACGAAGGACGCGAAGAAGCTGTGCGGCCTGTGCGAGGTCAAGGCCGCGTGCCTCGACTTCGCGCTCCAGCGGGACGAGCGCCACGGCGTGTGGGGCGGGCTGTCGGAGCGGGAGCGGCGCGCCCTGAACGCACGCCGCAAGCAGTACGCCACCGAACAGGCACAACGCCGCCGCGCCCGCCAGCCACGGCCTGCCGTGGCCCCTGAGCCTGCCGAGCGCCCCGCGGAGGTGACGCCGATCCGGCGTCAGGTGCGCGGGCCGCGCCGGTGGACGACGGCCGAGGCGCAGGAGGCGATCCGCACTCTCACCGCGCACGGCATGTCCGCCGCGGAGATCGCCCGGGAGCTCGGCATCAGCTCCCGAACCGTGCAGCGCATCCGGTCGGCCCAGCGCGCCCGACGGGGTGCGGCGTGAGCGCCCCGCTCGACCAGGCCACTGCGGCTGCAGCCCCCCGCTGGGGAGTGCTCGACGAGCACACCGGCGAGTGGTTGGCCAGCAGCCTGCCCGACGAGCGGGCCGCGTGGCGGGCGCTGTTGGAGGTCGACTCTCCGCACCCGTGGGAGCTGGCCGTTCGCGAGCAGCCTGCCGAGGAGAGCCCAGCGGACCCGCGGGTCGAGTGCCCGGACTGCTGGACGACCGGGGAGTGCGACGGCTGCGGTCGGGAGTGCACTCGCTGCGACGGTGACGGGTGGCTCCCCTGGTCCGAGCTGGCCGAGCACGAGCGTCGACGCCACCTCCGCCGCACCCAGCGGGGTGCTGCGTGACCGACGAGCGCCTCGCTGAGGACCTGGTGCCGATCGCCGCAGAGCTGGTCGGCACGGTGCGGGACTACGGGCCCGACGACGTCGCCGCCATCCTCGCCCCCCTCTCCCCCGGGCACCTGTATCGGCTGGCGATCGTCCTGGCGGCGATGGTCGACCCGGACGCCCGCCCGGCGGACCTGCTCGCCTGGACCGTTGAGGGGCCGGTGCCCTCCCGGGAGGGCTTCACTCCGGGCCGGCGGCTGACCATCTGCCGGGACTGCGGTGAGGTGCTGCAGGAGGACTCCCTGCGGCGGCACCAGACCCGGCTGCACGCCGACGTCGAGGCGGCCTGATGGCCGGGCTGCCGTGGATCCGGTTCGACACCGACCTCCCGGACAACCCGAAGGTGCTCGCCCTGATCGCCCGCCGCGGAGGCCAGGCCGCCGCGTTCGTCTACTGCTGCGGGCTGGCCTACTCCGGCCGGCATGGAACCGACGGGTTCATCCCCGCGGCCGCGCTGCCCCGGGTGCATGGCCGCCGCGCTGACGCCACCGCACTGGTGGCGGTCGGCCTGTGGGACGAGACCGACGACGGCTGGTTCATCCACGGCTGGGACGAGTACCAGCAGGCGTCGTCGACGTCGGAGGTGATCCGCGGCAAGAAGCGGGAGGCCAGCCGCAAGGGCAACTGCGTCCGCCACCACGGGGAGTCCTGCGGCTGCTGGAAGCGGCCGGCCGACGGGCTGAGGGCCGTCCGATGACCTCCCATCTGCGATCCCACGTGGGACTCCCATCTGCGACTCCCACCGCCGTCCCGGCCGCGACTCCTACGGGACGGGACGGGACTAACGGAAGAACTACTCACCCTGAGAGGGCGTCTTACGTGAGCAACGCGCGCGTCGCGGGAGAACCCCGATGACCCCGCAGCAGGCGGCGATGGTCGCCAAGACCGAGCAGCGCATCGCCGACCGGTTCACCGAGCTCGGTGTCCCCCACCCGGCCGAGTCCGCGAAGCGGCTGGTCGAGGACCTGCTGCGTGCGGGGTGGCGGCCGTGGCCGGCCCTGGTCGACGGCCCCCCGCCCCGCCGGGTCGCCCCGTCGGCCGTCGCCCAGGCGGAGCTGGCGAAGGCCCGTGAGGTGCTCGCCGAGAAGCGCGGCCACCGGCCCGAGCTCGCGGACGGTGCCCGGTGAAGCGCAAGCCGCTGAAGCGGGGGAAGCCCCTCGCCCGGAAGGCCCGCGGGCCCCGCCAGACACCGCCCAAGCCGTCGAAGTCCCCCGACATGCCCCTGTGGGTGCGCCACGCCGTGTACGCCCGCTCAGGGGACCGGTGCGAGGTGGGGGCGACGGCGGAGTGCCGGCTGCGCGCGGGCTGGTTCGACAACGTGACCGGCCGGTCGATCCACCACCGCCGGCCGAGGCGGATGGGCGGCACCCGCGCGGTGGACATCCACGACCCGGCGAACCTCCTCGCGGTGTGTGGCAACGGCACCCGCGGATGCCACGGCTGGATCGAACGGAACCGGGTGGCTGCCATGGAGCAGGGCTGGCTGCTCGGCTCCGGCGCCGACCCCGTCTCCCGGGCCTGCACGCTGCGGGACGGCCGCACGGTGCTGCTGCGGGTCGACGGGTACGTGGTGCTGTTCGGCGCCGACGGGCGGGCGGCATGAACGTCCTGTCCCTGTTCGCCGGCATCGGCGGCCTTGAGCTCGGCCTGGAGCGGGCCGGGATGACCACCGTCGGGCAAGTCGAGATCGACCCGTTCTGCCGGCGCGTGCTGGCAAAGCACTGGCCGGAGGTACCGAAGCATGACGACGTCCGCACAGCAGTCGACTGGTGGCGATCCCAGCCCCGACGACGAGTTGATGTTGTGGCCGGAGGTTTCCCCTGCCAGCCGACTTCCGATGCGGGCCGCCGGCTGGCGCAGGCCGACCCCCGTTGGCTCTGGGACCCCATGCGCGATGTCGTCGACAAGCTCCGCCCAACGTGGGTCATTGCCGAGAACGTGCCCGGTCTGCGACGGCGAGGACTTGCTCTTGTCCTCGCCGATCTCCGAGCCATCGGCTACCGGCCACGGGCTGGCTACGTCTCAGCTTGCGAGATGGGCGCCCCACACCCACGTCGCCGGTTGTTCATCCTTGCCCACCCCGAAGGCGAAGGACGGTGCCCGTGGGGGGCTGAGCGAAGCGGCACTAATCCGGCGCATGGCGAACTCGAAGACCTCAGTCGATCTCGGCGACGCACTTGGTGGTCCACCGAATCCGGAGTTCGTCGAGTGGCTCATGGGGTTCCCTCCCGGGGTGGACCGACGTCGAGCCCTCGGAAACGCCGTCGTCCCCCAGGTCGCCGAGCACATCGGCCGGCTGATCGTCGCGGCCGAGCGAGGTGTCTCGTGACGTCGCTGCGGCACCTGGAGGCGTGGAAGCTGCGCGGGCGGTGCGCCACGTACCCGGACCCGGAACTGTGGTTCGCCGAGCACCCCGCGGGCGTGGCGGAGGCCAAGAGCGTGTGCGCCGGCTGCCTGGTGCGCGACGTGTGCCTCGACGACGCCCTGGCGCGTGGGGAGGCGCACGGGGTGCTGGGTGGCCTCACCCCGGCCGAGCGGCGGGCTGCCGCGGCCGGTCGTGGGCTGCCGCGGCCGTCGATCCACGGGGCCACGCAGCACGGGCAGCGGTCCGGCTACGTCGCCGGCTGCCGCTGCCCGGACTGCCGCCGCGGCAACAGCGTCTACATGGCCGGGTGGCGCGCGGAGCGCCGCTGGTCTGTCACGACCGGGGGTCTGCTGATCGCAGTCCTCGACCACCGCACCGGCCGGGGCCGCACCACCGCCTGGCCCGGCCAGCTGTACCTGCCGCTACCGACCGAAGGGATCGCGTCGTGACCATGCCGTTGGAGGAGTTCACCCCGGCCGAGCTGGAGAAGCTTGCGGAGTTCGACGCGGCGCGCAACGAGCGTGTCCCGTTCGCCGAGGAGCCGCTCACCCCGACCGGGCCGATCGTCTATCCCCACGAGATGGTCCCCCACCCGATGGCTCAGCCGGACGGCTACCGAACCGGTACGGCCGAAGAGTGGGCGCGTGCCGAGGCCGCCCGGGCGTGGGCGCAGCGGGGCCTGTCCTGGCATCTGGTCAGCAACCCGTCGCTCAGCAGCAAGACCCCGGAGGAGATGCACGACTACATCGCCGAGCACTCCGAGTGGGTCGACCAGTTCTCGATCTGGTTCCTGCTGCGGCACGTCAGCGACGACGTCGTCCGCGAGCTTGGCGAGATCCTCGACGCCGGCGACTGCCTCGACGAGATGCTGTGGGACTGGCTGAACGGGCAGGGCATCGACGCCAAGCGGATCCGGTCGTTCCCGACGCGGGCCGAGGCGATCGAGCGGCAGACGCAGCGTCGCGCCGAGCGTGAGGCTCAGCGTGCCGGGGGCCAGTCGTGACCGCCGCCGTTCTCGCTCACCTGGCCGCTCTCGACCACGCCCACGACGCCGCAACACCGGGCAGGTGGGAGGTTGACGGGGAGTACCCCGGCGAGGTCTACAACGGCCGTTCCGGCGACGAAGAGCGGCTCGTTGTCGACTGCCAGGACCACGCCGACGCCGCCGCGATTGTCGCCGAGCACAACGCGTTCGGTCCGCTCCTCCAGGCCGTCCGCGAGTTCGCCGAGCTGGAGGCGTCCTACCCGCTCGGCTCCGACGTGCCCGTGTACCGGCTCGGACGCATCGTGGCCCGACTCGAAGCGGCGCTCGGCGTGGACCCCGGGGCAGGTGCCCGGTGAGCATCGACCCGAACTGGAAGCCGGACCCGGTCAAGGTCGCCGCCCTGATCGCCGACCACGAGGCCGACGTGGCAGCGCAGGAGCTGATCGTCGAGAAGCTGCGGGACCTGGTCGACGACGAAGAGCGAGAGCTGACCCGCCGTCAGCGCCGCGTCGAGGAGATCCGCGAGGCGTGGGCCCGTCACGGCGTCGAGGTGCCCGACGGCCTGCGCGGCGCTCTCGGGGCGTCGTCGTGACCCGGCCCGCTGCCGCCCCTGGCACCGCCGGAGACGACGTGCGCGACCTCCTGGCCGAGGCGCTGCGGGACTGGAATCGCATCCCCTCGCCCTACGCCATGCTCACGCGCTCCCAGCGGCTCGCCATCGCTGACGTGCTGGCCCCCGTGGTGTCCCGGCTCATCGCCGACGCCGAGGAACGGGGCCGCCAGTCGGTCGGCCTGGGCGACTTCCTGCCCGACCCGTGTGGCGAAGAGGAGCGCGCCCCGGACTGGCACTTCGTGGAGTCCTACGGCGATTGGCTCTCGTGCTCCCGCAGCAGCGGCCACGACGGCGACCACGAGCACTCGGACTCGGGCTTCACCTGGCCCGCTCTCGCCCCTCCCGTCACCGAACCCACCGGAGAGAAGCCATGAGCGCCCGTCTACCCCTTCGCGCCCGCGCCGCTGTCCACGAAATTCGCTGCTCCGAGTGTCGGGTCACCTGGTGGTCGCTCGTCGGACGCTTGATCGGAGTCGTCCGATGAACGTCGGCACCTGCGGCTGCGACACCCGCGAGACTCACCCGGCGAGCGAGTGCGTCGCCCCCTGGGAGTCGCCGGAGGACGTGATGCAGAACGACGTCCGGGCGCTTCTGCTCGCCGTGGGGCTGTCCCCGCACGCCCGCCCGTACTCGCCGCACGCCGTCATCCACCGCGAGTTGCTGCCCGCGCTCCACAGCCTGCCGCTGCCGGAGTGCCCGACGCACGCCGTGTGCCCGAACTGCCGCGAGGGCCGGGGGCACTGGAACGGCGAGCGGTACGAGCCGACCGAGCAGTCTCGCGAGGCGAACCGATGATCGCCGACGAGCCCATCACCGCCCGGGACGGGGAGCGGCAGTTTCCGTACCGCCCGGCCGACTGTCCGCACGGCTCATGGTCGGTCAGCGGAGTTGTCTGGACGTGCCAGCTCTGCGGCGATCAGCGGAGGTACAGCGCCGCCCCGGCAGCCGAGGCCGACAACGCGGGCGAGGTGTACGGGCTTCGCATGGACGGCAACCACCAGCGGCATCCCGTACGCCCCGCTGTCTCTCGGGGTGGGAGTCTCGGCTCACGCTTCGCCGCGCACGAACGCGAGCTCGACAACGACGCGGCGATCACCCGCCCCGCTGTCTCTCCGGGCGGGCAGGCCGCCGACAGTTCACACCCGACCGGCGGCGACGTGAATACCGACCGCGGGAATGTGCGCGCGCGTGACAACGCCGAGGGTGTGGAGGAACTGCGGGAGCAGATCGCGCGGTGGCTGTGGAACGACCGATGGAACGACGGCGATCAGGACCCCGACCCGGCCAACGCCGCGATGCCGTGGGACGAAGCGCACCCGGTGCAGCAGCAGCTCATGCGGGAGCGCGCCGACTCACTGCTCACCCTGCCTGGACTCGCGCCGCTGGTGGCCGACCGGCAGGCGGTGAAGCGCGTCGAGCACGTGCTCGCCCTCTACCGGGGCTACGAGAGTTCGGCGTATGTCGACGTCAGCGTGGTCCGCCGCGCGCTGGACGGCGACCGGTGAGCGCCGGCGCCCAGGTGTGGCTCGCCGCCCTGACCATCCTCACCCTCGCCGCCCTCGGCATCGCCCTGTACGCCGTCTACGCGCCCCGCGAGCAGCTCGACCGGGTGGACGACACCGCCGACCAGGCGTTGGCCCTCGGCCAGTCCATCGCCGAACACCTGACCGGAACCGAACCCGAGAGCACCGGCCGGCACGCCGACGGACAACCCGCCATCTACCGGGCACCCATCCACTACGAACCCTGACCTGTCACACCCCGCGACACCGTCGAAGCAGACCGCAACGACGGAGGGGGACTCTGGTGAGGGATCTGATCGGCTGGACGGCCGGCGCCATCGCGACACTGGCCGCGATCGGCCTGGGCTACGCGATCCGAGTGTGGGGATTCGGGGACTGCTGCCCCCACGACGTCGACACCCCGCAGGCGTCCGCGTGAGCGCCGGCATCAGCCTGTGGACCCGGCAGCCGTCCACCGTCGAGGCCCTGCAGCTGGTGGAGCTCCGGGACCTGCACGCCGCCGAGCTGTGGTTGCGCGGACACGGCCTCGAGTCCGCCCACCGCCACCCCGCGTTGGCCGGGCGGGGGCTGCTGGTGCCCGCCGGGCCGGGCGGCATCTTCACCATCGCAAAGCTCGGCCAGTGGCTCACCCGCGACCGGGTCACCGGGGACTTCGCCGTCCCCGACGACCGCACCTTCCGCCGAGTGCACACCCCGCTCCCGCACGACGAGCTGACGGCACTGGTGGACGCCACCCAGTGAGCAGCCCGACTCTCCTCCGCCCCCCGGACTGGACGCGGCAGGCCGCCTGCCAAGGCATCTCCGGCCGCGACCTCGACCCATGGCATCCACCCGAGCACCTCACGGCCGCGGAGCAGGCCACCCAGCACGCCCTCGCCCGCCTCGTCTGCGCCCGCTGCCCAGTCCGCCACCCCTGCGCCCTCGAAGCGTTGCAGGCAGGCATCGGGCACGGCGTGTGGGGCGGCCTGACCGTCGCCGACCGCAGGCGCATCGCCCGCCGGCACGGCTACCCGCAGCCCGGCGCCGCCCAGCACGGCACCCGGGCCCGCTACATCGCCGGCTGCACCGACGGGCCCGACGGCAAAGCCTGCCGCCCGTGCCTCGAAGCGCACCGCCGGTGGGTCGCTGAGCAGCGCGCCCGCACCGCGGCCCGCAAGGCCGCCGTCATCCCGCCACCGGCGCTCGTCCTGGTCCTCGGTCACGGCCGCAGGCGCGCCTACCCGGGCCAGTACGTGCTGTTCACCGACGGGCTACCAGCGCACGCCCTGCTGCGACCGGCTGACACCGGTGGTCGCACCGTGGCCGCATGAGCCTGGCCAACTTCGTGCCGCGCGACCACGACGGCGTGTTCACGCACGAGCAGGTCCTGGCCACCCTCCCAGCCGCCATCCAGGACGACTTCCGCACCGCCGAGGACAGGGCCCGTCACCGCGAGCTGGCTGCCGAACGCCGGTACGCGCGGGCACTGGACTACGTCTGCGGCTACCACCCCAACGGCGCCTTCCTCGTGCCCCACCACGAGATCAAGAGACTGGACCAGTACGCATGACCGACGGATTCCGCGCGGGCTGGGACCACGCCACCTTCCTCGCCGGCTACCTCTCCGGCGCCGTCTGGCCCCTCCTCCTCGTTGCTGCGCTCTTCGCCCTGGGCTGGCGGTCCTCCGACCTGCTGTCTCACTACCGCAAGGTGTGCAAGCTCCGCCGAGACTCGCAGCGCACCGGCCGCTACCCGCTGCCGACCACGGACGAGCTGGACACCAGCGGTCCGGCGTTCCGCTGATGCCCCCACCCCTCGACCCGGCCAAGCGCGCCGCGATCGCCGACGCCATCCGCGCCGGCGGCCAACGCAACGCCATCGCCCGCGAACACGGCGTCTCCCCCTCCACCGTCACCACCATCGCCACCCAAGAAGGCATCGACGGCGCCTTCGACCGGACGGCGACGAAACGCGCGACGGAGGCCCGGAACGCGGACACGTCGGCCCGCCGGGCGGAGCTGAAGTCGTTGCTGGTGGAGGACGCTCACCGACTGCGGGCGCAGCTGTGGCAGCCGTGCACGATGCACAACTTCGGGGGGAAGGACAACACGCACAACTCGATCGACCTGCCGCAGCCGACGTTCGAGCAGCAGCGCAACATCATGACGAGTGTGGGGATCGCGGTGCAGCGGGTCGCGGACCTGGAGAAGCTGGACATGGGGGGCGGGGTGGAGGAGGCCGCGGGGCTGATCCGGGACCTGGTCGACTCCATCCGGGGCGGCTGACGACGGTGAGTCACGTCACGCTACGGTCGGTGCATGACCCAGTCGACCCCGTCCCAGTCCGACGTCGAGAACCTGCTGCTGTCCGCCATCCGCTCCAACGTGGACACCGCCGGCAGGGCCGCAGTGGCAGCCCACGCGCTGGCGCACGCCCAGGCCGCGCACGAGCTCGTGCAGGCGTACAAGATCCTGCGCCAGACCTGACGGTGGCGGCCGACAGGTGAGGTCCGCTCACCTGTCGGCCAAGCAGAAGCAGTCCATCCGGGAAGCCGGCGCCCGCATCAACCTGTGGGAAGGCTCCGTCCGCTCCGGTAAGACCCTGTCGTCGATCATCGCGTTCCTCGAGGCGTTGCGTACCGGACCCAAGGGACCGGTGGCGATCATCGGCAAGACGCGGGACACCGTCGCCCGGAACGTCATCGACCCCATGGCCGACTTGTTCGGCACCCTCGCCCCCTCCGCCGTGCAGTACACGCGGGGTGCCCCCACGGCGGTGATCCTGGGCCGGCTGGTGCACGTCATGGGGGCCAACGACGCGAGGAGTGAGGGTCGGCTGCGTGGCCTGACCCTGGCCCTGGCCTACGTCGACGAGGCGTCCCTCGTCTCCCGCCCGTTCTGGGGGCAGCTGCTGTACCGGCTCTCGGTGCCCGGCGCCCGCCTGTTCGCCACCACCAACCCCGACAGCCCCGCGCACTGGCTCAAGCGCGAGTACCTCGACCGCGCCGGCGAGCTCGACATGGCCACCTGGCACTTCACCCTCGACGACAACCCCGCCCTCACCGCCGACTACGTGGCGGCGATCAAGGCCGAGAACGTGGGCCTGTTCTACAAGCGGTTCGTCCAGGGCCTGTGGGTCGCCGCTGAGGGCGCGATCTACGACATGCTCGACCTCGATTCGGGCGGCGTGCACCGCGCTCACTGGGGCCAGGTCCGCCGCCTGCTGGTGGGCCGCTGGTGGATGGGCGTGGACTACGGCACCTCCAACCCCACCCACGCCGTCCTGTTGGGCCTCGGGGCGGATGAGCGGCTGTACGTGTGCGGGGAGTGGCGGCACGACGGCCGCGCCCAACGGTCCCTGTCCGACGCCGAGCAGTCCGAGCGGATCCGGGCGTGGCTGGACGCTGGCGCCGGGCTGCCCCTCCCCGACGGTGCGCACCCCGACGCCCGGCCCGGCCCGGTGTGGCCCGAACGGACCGCCGTCGACCCCTCCGCGGCGTCGTTCCGGCGGCAGCTGCGCAACGACGGCTGGACCGGCCTCGTCGAAGCGGAGAACGCCGTCGTCGACGGGATCCGCAACGTGTCTTCCCTGCTCGCCGCCCGAAGGCTGCTGTTCCTCGCCGACGACCGCGGCCAGCCAGCCGCCCCGGAGCTCGAGCGGGAGCTCCTGGGCTACGTGTGGGACGAGAAGAAGCAAGCCAAGGGCCTGGACGAGCCGGCGAAGGTCGACGACCACGGATGCGACGCACTGAGGTACAGCTGCCAGGTCTCTCGGCCCGTGTGGCGGCCCTGGCTACAGGCCAGCGCCCTGGCCGCCTGACACCCGGGCGCTGATCCTCAGCCGCATGGCCTGGTACCTGTCCCCCTCCGGCTGGCCGCAGTGGGCCGACGACGGGGGCCTGTTCGCGCAGCGGCTCACCGCCAACGGCTGGCAGCTGATCGACGCCTCGCAGGTGCAGGCCGCGATCGACGCCTACAACGCCGCCACGCCCGCGCCGGTCCCGGCGGACTTCGTCACGGTCGACGAGTTGGACGACCCGACGTCACCGGCGTCACTCGCCCTGAGGGCGGCCTCTGTGCTAGCCGTCGCTGAGGACCTCGGGGACCCCGGAACGGACCTCGGCGCGATCGCCAAGTCCTTCGTGCCGGTCACCCGTGGGGTCCGGGTGGCGATTCACGGCGAGTCGCACGCCGTCGGCACGTCCACGAACAGCCCCCGCGCGCTGTCCCCCACCGAGCCACTGTCATGGGCGCACTGGCTGTCCGGTGCCCGCTTCCAGTACGTGTGGAACGGCGGGGTGGGCACCACCTCCACCGCCCAGCACCTCACCACCCTCGGCACCGTGCTCGCCGCCGACCCGGACGTCGTGGTGTACCTGGCGGGCACCTACGACATGAACCCGACCAACGGGGTGCCGTTCACCACCTACCAGGCCAACGTCAAGGAGCTGGTGTCCCGCGTGCGGGCCGCCGGGGCGCTGCCGGTGCTCGGCACCGTCCTCCCCGCCGCACCGAATGGCACCGGCGCCAAGGGCAACACCGACGCGGCGAACGCCTGGCTTCGCACCTGGTGTGCCAACGTCGGGGTGCCACTCCTGGAGACCTTCACCAACCTGGTGGACCCCGCCACGGGCCTCATCCAGGCCGCGCTGCGCGACGCCTCCGGGGTCCACGCCAACGCCGCCGGGAACAAGGTGCTCGGCCAGGCCCTCGCCGACCTGCTCGCACCCCGACTACCCCTGTGGACACCCCCAATGGCCGGGTACCAGACCAGCGAGAGCAAGAACCTCGTCCCCAACGCCCTGTTCCTCACCGACGGCGACGCCAACGGCAAGGCCGACTCGACATCCTGGACGGCCAACGCCACCGCCAGCCTCGTCGCCGCCACCGCCCCGGCGCTGGGCAACTGGCAGCGCATGGTGTCCACCGACGACGCCCAAGCGTTCTTCGCCATGAACCTGCCCGCCACCGGCACGAGCACCTGGCAGCCCGGGGACCGGATCGCCTTCTGCGGCCGGTTCCTGCACGAGCAGGGCACCTCGACCAAGACACTGAGCATCCAGCTCAACTTCACCGGCGGCACCCCCAACAGCGTTCGGCCTGTCGCCGCTCTCAGCGCGGGCGGCACCGGCGTCTTCTACGTCGAGGAGACGATCCCCGCCGGGACCACCGCCATGAGCGTCAACGTGATTCACAACGCGGGCACGCTCGGCACCGGCCTCGCCTCCCAGGTCGGCCAGCTCACCGTGCTCGACCTGACGAAGCTCGGCGCCGCCTAGCCTTCGGCCCTGATCCGGCGTGACAACAGCGAGCCCCCCGGCTCACGCCGGGTCGTTCAGTAGCGCCCGCAGCGTGGCGACGTACTCCTCGGCCACCTCAGAGGGCTCCCGGCCGGCAGGCGATGCCAGCCTCGGCCAGTCACGCCGAATCGTCACGGACTCCTGGTACTCCAGCGTCAAGTCCAGCAGCTTCCGCGCCTGTTCCTCCACGGCGCGGGATGCTACTCGACGGCCTCAACCACTGCGGAAGCATGATCAGTACGACCGCAATAGCTACACCAACCCAGGTCACTCCCCAGCTGGCTCCCAGGCGATGGTGTAGCTGCGCGTTGCAGTCGCCGGTCGAAGCGGCCTCGACCAGATCGACTGCGGCAGACCCGCAGTCCACCGCGCCTGCGTGAACTGGCAGGAACACCAGGGTCACCCCGGCGGCTATCAGTAGTACCGCCAACGTGTGCAGCGCCCTTCGCAGCAACGGACCCCCCTGTGTCGCCAGGGGACGCTACCCCGCACCCACTCGCCCAGAGGGGGCCGCCCTGGGCTACTGCCCCGCCCGGCTGACACCCGCCGCTTGACGCTGGGCGGGTGCCGCTGCCCCAGTCCACCGCCTCCACTCCGTGGCCCCCGGCGGACATCGCCCCCTACGTCAAGGACCAGGCCGCGTGGGCGGCCTGGTGGTCCGGGGACACCGGGAAGTTGGCCGACACCACGCAGGGCGGGGGCACGACCGGACGGCGCTCGTTCTGGTCCCGGCGGAAGATCGGCCCCGACTCGACCCGGGCGACGGCGCAGCTGCACGCCACCCTGGCCGCCGACATCGCGTCCACGTCCGCGGATCTGCTGTTCGGGGAGCCACCGGACCTGCTGATCCCTGACGTGGGCCTGGCGCGGGCGTATGAGCGGCGCGCCGCGGGCAGCGGCGGGGAGGGTGAGTTGGCCGCCTGGCCCGCCGACTCCCGGCTCACCACCGCCGACACCGTGGCAGCGCAGGACCGCCTCGACGAGCTCGCCGACACGTTGGGCCTCGCCAACCGCCTCCTCGAAGCCGGCGAAGTGTGCGCCGCCACCGGCGGCGTGTACCTGCGGCCCCTGTGGGACAAGGCCGCCGCCGACCACCCGATCCTCACCGTCGTCGACCCCGACCGGGCCATCCCCGACTTCCGGTACGGGATCCTGCACGCCGTCACCTTCGTCGAAGAGGTCCACCGCGAAGGCGGGGAGGTGTGGCGGCACCTCGAACGCCACGAGCCCGGCGTCATCCTCCACGGCCTCTACGTCGGCACCGGGGTGACGCTGGGCCGGCAGGTGGCGTTGACCGACCACCCCGCCACCCAAGGCTTCATGCCCGAGGTCGCCCTGCCGGTGGAGGTCACCGGCGGGAAGCCCGGCATCATGCCCCGGTTCGTGCCGAACGTGCTGCCCAACCGGAAGCACCGCAAGTACCCGATCGGCCGATCCGACTACGCCGGCTGCGAACCGTTCCTCGACGCCCTCGATGAGGCGTGGACGTCGTGGATGCGGGACCTCCGCCTGGGCCAGGCCCGCCTGATGGTGCCCGACGAGTTCCTCACCCCCGTCGGCGCCCGCCCCGGGCAGACCACCGGTGCCGCGCGGGGGTTCGACGTCGATCAGGAGCTGCTCACCGGCCTCAACATGGCCGACCTCACTGGCCTCACCGGGAAGGACGCGATCACGCAGGTGCAGTTCGACATTCGCGTCGAGCAGCACGAACGCACCACGGTCGCCCTCACCGAGCACATCATCTCCACGGCCGGCTACTCCCCGCAGACGTTCGGCCTGCAGATCGAGGGCCGCGCCGAGTCCGGCACCGCGCTGCGGATCCGGGAGGGCAAGACGTGGCGCACCCAGGGCCGTAAGCAGCGGTATTGGGCGCCGGAGCTGTCGGCGTCGTGCGAGACGCTGCTGGCGCTGGACCGGGTGGTGTTCGGCCGCCCCACCCCGGTGGCCCGTCCGGTGATCGGCTGGCAGGAGCTGGCCGACGACCCGCAGGGCACCGCCCAGTGGGTCAACACGTTGGCCGCCGCCCGGGCCGCGAGCATCGAGACGCGGGTGCGCCTGGCGCAGCCCGGCCTCGACGACGACCAGGTCGCGCAGGAAGTCGCGCGGATCAAGGAAGAGGACGGCATGGGCCTCCCCGACCCCGTCCCCGGCCTGGAGATCCCCTGACCTGTCACAGCGAAGCCGAGCATCAGGCCATGAGCATCGTGATCACCGGAGCGTCCGACGACCTCATCGAGATCGACGGCGACATCACCGAAGAGTTCTACGGCAACGACGAGGACGGCGACCTGCTCGCCTTCTCCGACGGCACCGTCCTGCGCATCAGCTACACCCGCTCCGGCGTGTGGCGCATCGTCCCGATCACCACCGGCCCCGGCTTCGTCGGCATCACGCAGGCGCCCGAGGGCGACGAGGACAACTACACCGACCGCGCCGAAGTCACCGACGCCACGTGGGTCGTGCACGGCAAGGCGATCGCCCGATGACCGCTGACGGCGACTAGCGGTGCCGGTCTCCCCTGACGGCGGGGCGCGGTTCGCCAAGGTCCTTGCCGACCTGTACGGCGACGCCGCCCAGCACCTCATCGCCCTCGTCGCCGACCGCCTCGCCGCCGGGATCACGGATCCGGGGTGGGCGGAGCGGAAGCTGTCCGACGTGCTGCGCCTACGCCGGGACGCTCAGCGGTTCGTCACTCGCCTGGCCGACCAGGTGGATGCCTCCCTGTACGAGCTGCTCGCGGAGGCGTACAGCGCCGGGGTGCTGGCCGCTGGTGGGCCCGGGGTCACCGAGGCGCAGGCCGGCATCGTGGCCACGAACCGGGGGGCGGTGCAGGCCTACGCCGCCGAGCTCGCGGGCACCGTGCAGACGACGCACACCCGCATCCTGCGCACCGCCGAGGACGTGTACCGGCGGGTCATCGCTGATGTGGCCGGGCAGGTCGTGACCGGGGTGCAGACGCGGCGGGAAGCAGCAGCCCGGGCGGTGTCCCGCTTCGCACAGCAGGGCGTCACCGGGTACGTGGACGCCAAGGGCCGCAACTGGTCCATCGACACCTACGCCGAGATGGCCACCCGGACCACGGCGGGGCAGGCGCACCTGCAGGGCGGCATCGACCGCTACCAGCAGCAGGGCAGGTACCTCGTCGTCATCTCCGACGCCCCCGAGGAGTGCAGCCTGTGCAGGCCCTGGGAACGGACGGTGCTGTCACTGACCGGGCGGGAACCGACCCCGGGTGAGGTGGAGGGGCACCGGTACGGCGGCACGCTGGCGCAAGCCCGGGCCGCTGGCCTGTTCCACCCGCAGTGCCGGCACAGCATGGCCGGGTTCATCCCTGGCCTGACCCGGCCCGCCGGTCGGCCGACCGCGGAGCCGGAGGGGGACGCGTTGCGGCAGCGGCAGCGCGCCCTGGAGCGGGCCGTGCGGGAGTCCAAGCGGCGGGTCGCCGCCGCGGAGCCGTTCGGGGACACCGCGCAGCTGGCCCGGGACCGGGCGCTGCTACGGAAGCGGCAGGCCGCCCTCCGCGAGTTCGTCGCCGAGCACGACCGGAAGGCCGACGTGTCCCGGCGCCGCGTGAACCTCGTCTCCCGCTGACCTGTCACGCCGGGCCGGACGCTGAGGGTATGCCGATCCGCCCGGAGAACCGAGGCCGCTACCCGGCCGACTGGCAGAAGATCAGCCACCGCATTAAGGCCGAGCGCGCCGGGTGGCGCTGCGAGTGCCTCGGCGAGTGCGGGCGCGGAACCCATGACGGCCGCTGCCCCAACGTGCACGGCCAGCCGGCCTACGGCACCGGCTCCAAGGTCGTCCTGACCACGGCACACCTCGACCACACCCCCGAGCACTGCGACGACGACAACCTGCGGGCGATGTGCCAGGGATGCCACCTGCACTACGACCGCGAGCACCACGCCGAGACGCGCGCCAGCACGCTGGCCGCCGCGGCTGCCGTCGCTGGCCAGCTGTCACTCCTCGACTGACACCACTGGGCGCACGGTGGGCGGGTCCCACCCTCAGGAGCCCAGGGAGCCCCGCATGGCCGAACGCCCCCGCACGTCCCCCGCCAGCATGACGCCCGAGCTGGCGCAGCAGCTGGCCGCCGACTTCCTCGCCGCACGCCGCGCCCGCCACGGCGACCTGGTGATGCGCCTGGACGCCCCCCCGGCCGACCAGCCTCCCGCGGACACCCCGCCCGCCGACACTCCCCCGGCCGACCAGCCCCCGAAGGACGAGCCCAAGCCGGAGTTCACGCAGGCCGACCTGGACCGCGTGCTCAAGCAGCGCCTCGCCGACGAGCAGGCGAAGTGGCAGAAGAAGCTCGACGACGCGCAGGCGCTGGCGGGGAAGAACGAGACCGAGAAGCTGACCATCGAGCGGGACCAGGCGCAGCAGCGGGCCGCCGAGGCCACGCAGAAGGCCGCCGAGCGCGTGGCGAAGACCGAAGCCAAGGTCGCCGCGTTGGCGGCGGGTGCGAACCCGGAGCGGGTCGCCGCGATCGTCCGCAACGCCGACCTGGCCGCCGCGGTGAAGGACGGCGACGTCGACGAGGCCGCCGTCAAGGCCGCGGTGGAGAAGGTGCTCACCGAGTACCCCGAGTGGAAGGCCGGCACGCAGCAGTCGGTGCCGTCGTCGTCCGGTGGGGACCTGAACGGCGGGAAGGACAGCAAGCCGACGTTCACCCGGAAGCAGCTCGAGGAGATGCCGCCGGACGAGATGGCGAAGCGGATCGACGAGATCAACGAGGCCATCGCCGACGGGCGGGTGACCGGCTGATGGTGCCAACCCGCTGGCGGAAGAAGCCAGTCGAGATCGTCGCACTGCAGTACGACGGAACCAACGCGAACCAGATCGTCAACTGGATCGAAGGTTCGCGTCCGGACGGCTTCGTGCCCGCCTACACCGACGACCAGGGCGAGCTGCACATCGCCACCCTCGAAGGCGACATGCACGTCAGCATCGGCGACCACGTCATCCGGGGCGTCCAGGGTGAGTTCTACCCCTGCAAGCCGGACATCTTCGCCGCGACGTACGACCGCGTCGGCTGATGCGGCCGGCCTCGATCCCCGACGGCGAGGTGTGGGACGGCGCCCGCCGGATCGTCATCGGCGCACCCAACGGCGACCTCACCGACCCCACCATCGCCTCCGTCGAGGTCCTCGTCGACCAGGCCGCCATCGGCCCCCGCATCTCCGCCCGCTGCGTCCTCGAGCACGGCGACCTCGACGCGTTGGCCGCCGGCGGCACCGTGTGGGTGTCGTTCTACGGGCAGCAGCTGGCGCCGTTCTCCGTCGACGTCCTGCCCCCGGCCGGGGCCCCGGTGCCGAACGTGCGCATGGAGGTGGACATGTCCGGGGACGCCCCCGGCTTCCGCGCCTTCCTGGGCGGGGTGCCCGAGGGCATGGACGCGGCGGACTTCGCGGAGGGCTGCGCTCAGGCACTGCTCGCGATGGCCGACGAGTGGCGGGCCGGGCAGTGAGCCTGGCCGAGGGCCTGTGGCGGTGGCTGGACCACCTGCTGCAGCGGTTCGAGGAACGCTGGCTGAAGACAGACGGGAGCCAGCGGTGAGCCAGGAGACCACCGACGCCCTGGAGGCGGCCGTCCGGGCACACGTCGCCGACGAGGGCGAAGGTGCCTACCTCACCGACTGGGTGCTGATCGCCGCTGGCGCGATGCCCGAGGACCCGCACAGCACCACGTACATCACCGAGTCCAGCGACGGCCCGATCCATCACCGCACGGGGCTCGTGCGCTACCTGGCCTGTCGCACCGACCAGCTGCTGACCGACGACGAGGACTGACACGCGGCATCCCACTCTGCTGGTAGCGCCCGGCTGACCGGGGGGAAGCCGGAAGGCCGGGCGCGGACCCCACGGGGTCAGGGGCACCACCCGCACACCCAGGCGGGCGCCGACGGGCGACACCACGGACCAGCACCATCACCCGTCCGCTGCGACCCCCGAGAGGGCCACCGTGAGCCTCAACAACTTCATTCCCGCCGTCTGGGCGGCCAACCTCCTCTCCAACCTGAACAAGGCGCTCGTCTACGCCCAGCCGGGCATGGTCAACCGCGACTACGAGGGCCAGATCCGCGGCTCCGGCGACCGCGTGAAGATCAACAGCATCGGCCGGGTGACGGTCTTCGACTACACGAAGAACGTCGACATGCCCGCACCCGAGGTCCTCACCGACGCCCAGCGTGAGCTGGTCATCGACCAGGCCAAGGGCTTCAACTTCCTCGTCGACGACATCGACAAGGCGCAGGTGTCCGGCACCGTCATGCAGGAAGCCACCCGCGAGGCCGCGTACGCCCTCGCCGACCTGGCCGACCGCTACGTCGCCGGCCTGTACGTGTCCGCCGGCACGAACATCGGCTCCACCGCCGCCCCCGAGGTCCTCGACACACCGGGCGAGGCGTACGAGCTGCTCGTCGAGCTCGCCGTCTCCCTCGACGAGGCCAACATCGCCTCCCAGAACCGGCAGGTCGTCGTCCCGCCGTGGTTCGCCGGGCAGATCACCCTCGACGACCGGTTCGTCAAGGCCGGCACCGCCGCGTCGGACGCCGTCCTGCGCAACGGCGTGGTCGGGGAGGCGGCCGGCTTCACCATCGTGAAGTCGAACAACGTCCCCACCACCACCGACGCCACCGCCGGCACCTCGTTCAAGATCCAGGCGTCCACCCCGCAGGCCCGCTCCTACGCCGAGCAGATCTCCGAGACGGAGGCCTACCGCCCCGAGAAGCGGTTCGCCGACGCCCTCAAGGGCCTGCACGTGTACGGCGGGAAGGTCGTCCGCCCCGAGGCGCTCGCCGTGGCGCACGTCAAGCGCCCGGCGTAAGCCCCCTGACCGTTCCCGGGGCCGTGTGGAGGGCTCCCCGGCCCCGGGAACGCACCAGCACTGACATCCTGACCAGCAGATCAGCGGAAGGCGGACACCGTGGCCACCAGCACCAGCAAGCCGAAGCAGGACAAGGTCCAGACCGAGCCGAACCCGGAGCTCCAGGCGGCCCTGACCGACCCGGAGCAGGATCGGCAGGAGCAGCACATCGTGCCCGAGTCGGCGCCCTCCCCGGCCGACGAGCGGTCCGCGGAGGCACCCGGCATCCGCACCGAGGCCGAGGTGGTCGCCGACCATCAGGCCGACAACGAGCGGGCCGCCGCCGCCCTCGCCGCGAACCCGCACACCGCCGACCCGGCCGCCTCCACGTCCGCGGTGAAGCTGCCGCGGGTGGAGAACCGCGACCGCGTCGTGTGGTTCAAGCGGAAGGCCGACGGCCGCATCGACTCCGTCAACGAGGGCACCCCCGAGCACGGGGTGGTGCTCACCGACGCCGACTTCGAGGTCCTCGACTCGAAGCCCAGCCAGGCCGACATCGAGAAGGCCAACGCCTGATGGCCGACGACACCACCCCCGACACCGGCGGCGACCTGCCGCCGGTGTCCGGGGAGACCGCGCGCACCGGCTGGTACCGCTCCCCGTCCGGGACGATCGCCCACGCCGACGGCCCCGACCAGAAGCGGGCGTTCGCCGACCGCGGCTGGGACGAGATCAGCGAGGACGACGCGAAGACGGCGATCGCGGAGGGCGTGCAGCTCACCGTGGACCGCGGGGACACGAAGGGCACGTTCGACGCCGACGCCGTGAACGCTGCGGTGGCCAACGAGTCCACCAGCCGCCCGCGTCGCCGCCGGGCCTGACCGTGGGGGCGTTCGCCACCGCCGCAGACCTCTCGGCCTGGCTTCCCCCGGGCCAGGCCGAGAGCCTCGGCGACGACACCGACCGGATCCTGGCGCGCGCCTCCGAGCTCGTCGCGGAGGCCGCCACCTCCGGCTGGCCGGTCGACGCCCAGAACCTGCCCGCCCTGGCCGAGGACCGGGCGACGCTGCGGGACGCCACCCTCGCCCAGGTCGAGCAGTGGCTGGAGGTCGGGGAGGAGAACGACATCGCCGGCTACTCCCGCGCCACCTCGATGGGGCCCAACGGCCTGTCGGTGTCGTCGCTGCCCGCGATCCTCGCGCCCCGCGCCCGCCGCATCCTGCGTTCAGCCGGCCTGACCGGCGGGCGGGCGTACTGATGCGCGTGCCCTCCCAGCTGCTGCGGCAGCACGTGCAGGTGCGGGACCGCACCGAGGACATCGGCGACGGCCCCGGCTACGGGCCGTCCCGGCGGATCCGCTGCCGGGTGGACTGGAAGACGCAGCTGGTGCGCACCTCCACTGGTGAGGACATCACCGTCGTCGGGACCGGCATCATCCGCCCCGACACCCAGCTGGCCGCCGGCGCCGAGATGACGATCGACGGGGACGCCCGCACGGTCGCCGACGTCGTCCCCATCTACGGTCCCGGCGCGAAGCTGGCCGGCCGAAAGTTCCTGATCCAGTGAAGCTCCGCGTGAAGATCAACCCTGCCGCCACCAGGGCCATGCACGAGGCCGCGGCGAACGCCCTGGACGACGTCCTGGAGGACACCCTCAAGGAGTCCAACGAGGTCGCCCCGATCGAGGAGACGACACTGATCCGGTCCGGGTTCACCGAGGTCGACCGCAAGCAGCTCGTGGGGCAGGTCGCTTACGACACCCCGTACGCCGTCGTGCAGCACGAGGACCCCACCCTCAAGCACGACCCGGGCCGCAAGGACCACTACCTCGAGGACACGGTGGAGGCCAACCGGAAGCGCTACGTCGAGTACCTGCAGCGGAAGGTGGCTGGGGCCTGATGTTCGCCGCCGCTGTCCTCCGCTATCTCCACAGCCTGGGGATCGTCACCTACGGGGTGGCGGGCGCCGACGCGTTCCTCAACGCCCTGCCCGACAAGCCCGTCGAGGCGGTCGCCGCCTACGGGCGGCCCGGTGGGGCGGAGACCGACGGCGGGCACGGCTACGACGAGCCCGCGGCGCAGTTCATCGTCCGCGGCGACCACAAGACCCCAGCCGGACGGCGGGCCGGGTACGCGCGGGCGGTCGCGATCCGGGACGCCCTGCACGGCCTCGCCGGGGTCACGATCGCTCCGGGGACGGACGACGAGACGTATGTGGTGCAGTGCCTGGCCACCCAGTCCGAGCCCACCGACCTGGGTGGGGACCCGGACGGCAGGCCGCGCTGGTCGGTGCCGGTGCGCGCCGAGGTGTACCGCCCGACAGCCCTGCGGCCCTGACGCTGACACCCGCTGTCCGACGCTGACCGGGAACTCCCACCCCAGCGCGGAAGGCGGCCGACGTGGCCAAGGTCAAGATCCTCGCCCGGCACCTCAAGCCGGCGCTCAACACGGGCACGGACGCGATCCCGGTGTGGACCCCCATCGGCGGTCTGAACAGCCTCACCTTCTCCACGGAGAAGACCGACACCGACGACACCGACTTCGACTCCGACGGCTGGGCCGAGCACAAGGTGGCGCAGCGCGCCTCCTCGATCAGCATGGAGGGCTTCTACAAGGAGGACCCGGTCACCGGTGACCGGGACGCCGGCCAGGAGGCGCTCATCGCCCTCGCGGACGCTGTCGGCTACGACTCCCTCAAGAGCCTGCGGGTCACCACTCCCGGCGGGAACGTCACCACCTACCGGGTGTCGGCGCGGGTGGACGCCCCGGCCGGTGGCGGGCTGAACGACAACTCCGGGTTCAACGCGGAGCTCACCGTGTCCGGCAAGCCGACCTACGTGCCGAGCCCGTGACCCAGTTCCACGACTTCGACGCCGCCTGGGCCGACGAAGAGGACGAGCCGGTCGTCGTCAAGCTCCTGGGCGAGGAGTGGGCGTGCAAGCGCCCCTCGGAGGTGCCGGCCGCGCTGCTGCTCAAGCTGGACCGGCTCATGCTCGCCGCCGCCGGCGCCGACGTCCCCGACGACTTCGTCGTCGACGACTCCCTGTCCTCCGAGTCGATCCTGCGGCAGCTCGCCGGCGACGACAACGTCGACGCCTGGCTGGCCCGCGGCCTTCCCTACAAGCGGCTGGCCGCGGTGTCGCAGTACCTCAACGCCGTCTACCGGGGGCAGGACCCGGCGGGGGAAGCGCCGGCCGCCAACCGCCAGGAGCGGCGGGCGGCGGCCAAGAAGCCGAAGCGGTCCGGATCGCCGAAGTCCTGACCCACTGGAAGGCGCTCGAGTGCGACTTCCACGACAGGTACGGGGTCGCTGACCTGCAGCACGAGTTGACGAGACGGACGTGGAGGTGGTTCACGGTGAAGCTTTCCGGCCTCCTGTCCACCGACTCGCTGCTGACCAACGTCCTGTTCCCGGTCGACCCCACGACGGGTGAGCGCACCCGGGCCGAGCCGGTGACGGTGCTCGACGACCCGGACGCCGTGGACGCGTTCTTCGCCCGGCAGGCCGGCTGATGTCCCTCACCGCCGCCGAACTCAAGGCGGTCTACACCGTCGACGAGGGCCCGCTGGACCGCTCCCTGGGCGGGCTGGGCGGGAAGGTGAAGGGCGCCGTCGGGGGCGCTGTCGCCGCCGCCGCGGGCCTGTTCGCGTTCGGCGAGATCAAGGACGGGTTCCTGTCCTTCACCGGGGCGGCGTCGGACCTGAACGAGACGATCAACAAGTCGTCGGTGATCTTCGGTGCCAACGCGGCGGCGATGGACGACTGGTCGAAGGGGGCGGCGACCAACCTCGGCCTGTCCCGGCAGCAGGCCCTCAACGCCGCTGCCGGGTTCGGCGACATGTTCTCCCAGATCGGGTTCGCCGGCGACAAGGCCGCCGACATGTCCCGGCAGGTCGTGCAGATGTCGGCCGACCTGGGCAGCTTCAACAATCTGGACACCGCGGACGTCGCCGACCGGATGAGCGCCGCGTTCCGCGGCGAGTTCGACTCCCTCCAGGCGCTCATCCCCAACATCAACGCCGCCCGGGTGGAGTCCGAGGCGCTGGCGATGACCGGCAAGGAGAACGCCGAGGCGCTGACCGCGCAGGAGAAGGCCGCGGCCGTCCTCGCGATCGTGCAGAAGGACGGCGCCCGCGCCATGGGCGACTTCGCGAAGACCTCCGACGGGGCCGCGAACTCGGCGAAGATCGCCACCGCCGAGTGGGAGGACCAGAAGGCCGCGATCGGCCAGGACCTGCTGCCGGCACTGACGGCCATGATCGGGTTCGTCCGCTCCACGGTGATCCCCGGCGTGGGGGCGCTGGCCTCGTTCATCAAGGATGACGCGATCCCCGCCATCCGGGACATGGCGCAGTGGATCGACGCCAACAAGGGCCCGATCATGGTCGTCGCCGGTGTGATCGCGGCGGTGTTCCTGCCGCACCTGATCGCCCTCGGCGTGCAGTCGCTGCGGACGAAGGCCATCGTCGTCGGCGCGTGGATCGCCAAGCAGGCCGCCGCGATCGGTGCCGCCATCGTCCACTCCGCGCAGATCGCCTGGATGATCGTCCGGTTCGTCGCCCTCTCCGCGGCCGCGGTGCTGAACGCCGGCCTCACGGTGGGCGCCTGGATCGGCATGGGTGTCGCCGCCGTCGCTCAGGCCGCGATCGTCGCCGCCGCGTGGCTGGGAGCTCAGGTGCGCACTGTGGCGTCGCTGGTCGTCATGGCCGCCGGGTTCGTCGCCCAGGGCGCGGTCATGGTCGCGTCCACGGCCGTGACGGTCGCCTCTGTCGTCGCCGGCTGGGTGCTGATGGGCGCTCAGGCGCTCATCCAGGCCGCTCGCATGGCCGCCGCCTGGTTCATCGCCCTCGGCCCGGTCGGCTGGGTGATCGCCGCCGTCATCGGCCTGGTCGCCCTGATCGTCGCCAACTGGGACACCGTCGTCCGCTGGACGCGGCAGGCGTGGGAATGGGTCGTCGGCGCCGTGAAGTCCGCGGTGCAGTTCATGGTCAACGCCTTCCTGAACTTCACGCTGCCCGGCCTGATCATCAAGCACTGGGACACCATCAAGTCCGCGTTCTCCAACGGCGTCTCGGCCGCGGTCGGCTTCGTGCGCGAGCTGCCCGGCAGGGCGGCGGCTGCCCTGGGGAACCTCGGCTCGCTCCTGGTCGGCGCCGGCGGCGACCTGATCCGCGGATTCATCAACGGCATCAAGAGCGCGTTCGGGCGGGTGAGGGACACCCTGTCGAACCTGACGTCGATGCTGCCGGACTGGAAGGGCCCAGCTGCCCGCGACGCAACGATCCTGCGCAACGCCGGCCGACTGGTCATGGGCGGTTTCGAAGCTGGGCTGGTGTCGAAGTTCGGAGACGTCCGCCGCACCCTGGGCGATTTCACCGGGCAGTTGCAGGCTGCGACGGCCCCCGAGATGCTGCGTCTCGCCGACACGCAGGCCCTGGCCGGGCTCACCGTCCGGCCGCCCGCCGTCGCCGCCAGGCCCGCCGTCCCGGCCGCAGCTGGGGCGGCGGGCGGCGTGGGCGGCGCTGGGGCCGCGGGTGGCGGGATCGGTGAGCTGATCCACATCGACAACTACCACGAGGCCCCCGGCTCGTCGCCGCAGCAGAACGCGCAGGCGCTCGCCATCGAGTGGCGCACCAGGGGCGTGTGATGGGACCGACCAGCATCCTGTGGGGCGGCCTCACCCTCGCCACCGGCCAGGACGGCCCCTACCGGCTGACGTCGCTGGAGGGCTGGGAGGAGCTCCCCCCGGCCCGCTACGACAAGCAGTCGCGCACCAACGCCCACGGCGCCCACCCGTCCCGGGTGTTCTCCGACGAGCGGCTGGTGATCGTCGAGGGGTTCTGCTGGTCCGCCACGGAGCGGGATGCGCTGCTCGCGCAGCTGCAGGCCGCCACCCCGTTCCAGGACGACGAGCAGCCGCTGACCGTCACCGCCGCCGGGCGGACCTTAAGCGCGTCTGCGCAGCTGCTGCAGGCCCGCCCCATGCTGCTCAAGGGCCAGTGGGGCATCGGCCGGTTCGGGTGGCTGCTGCAGTGGCGCTGCCCCGACCCGCTCCGGTACGGGCCGCCGCGCACCGTCGCCACCCCGCTGCCCGCCCCCGGCGGGGGCCTGCAGTACAACCTGTACAAGACCGGGTTCCTCGACTACGGGCAGCCGGGCACGCTCGGCCGGGTCACGTTGACCAACGCGGGCACCGCGCCGGCCCCGATCCTGTTCGGGGTGCGGGGCGGCCTCGAGCAGGGCTGGGAGATCTCCGCCGCCGGTGACCGGCTGCGGTACGTGGCGCCGGTGCCGTCCGGGCAGGTGATCGAGGTCGACACCGCGGTCGGGACGGTGATGGTGGAGGGCACTGCGTCCCGCCGCAGCAGCCTCGTAATCTCCGACTGGCTGTACGTGCCCCGGGCGGCGCCCGACGGCACACCGGGTGAGCTCACCGTCCAGTTCACCTCCCTCGGCGGCTCCCGCGACCCCGCGGCGGAACTGTCGGCCACCTCGTCGGACGTGTACTGGTGACCGCCCCCAGCATGGGGCTGCTGTCGTGGCTCCCCGGCCGCCCCGCCCGCCCGACAGTGCGAACCACGCTGCTGTTCGGCGACCTGCGGACCGGCCGCATCACCGACACGCTGGACGCCACCACCTGCAACTGGACGCAGGTCAACAACGACGCCGGCGCCGTCGACCAGGTGGTCGTGCCCGAACGGGAGGTGCGCCGCAAGGACCTGCGTCGTACCGCGCGGGCGGCGCGCACGTTCCTGGCCGTCGACATCGACGGCCGCATCCAGCAGTTCGGGCCCATCTGGTCACGCACCTGGGACGACGAACGCCAGCAGCTCACCCTCGGCGCGGCCGGCCTCTGGAGCCTGTTCGACCACCGCAAGGTGCTCCCTGTCCTCGCGGCCGGGCAGCGGGTGCAGGACGCCGTCACGACGGTGTCCGGCACTGATCTGGGGGGCATCGGCCAGTACCTGGTCGCCCAAGCCATGGCACACGTCGGCGGCAACCTGCCGGTCATCCTCCCTGAGCTGCGCGCCGGAGACCGGACCGAGACGTTCTACGGCTGGGAGCTCCTCGACGTCGGCGACCAGATCCGGCAGCTCACCAAGCGCGAGACCGCCGCCCCCGACATCCGGTTCCGGCCCCGCTACACCGCCGACCGGCTCGGCATCGAGGCCGTGATGGAGACCGGCACCGAGGACACCCCGCTGCTCACCCAGATCGGCGACGACTGGTACTTCGACACCACCGTCCCCAAATCCCCGGTGCTGAACATCTCCACCGACGAGGACGCCACCGTCATGGGCCAACGCGCCTGGGTGACCGGCTCCGGCCAGGAACAGGACGTGCGCATCGGCACCGCCTACGACCCCACCCAAGTCAACGACGGCTACCCGCTGCTCGAGGTGGAGGAGATGCGCTCCAACGTAATCGAGCAGGCCACGTTGGACGGGCACGCCGAGAACCTCCGGGACCGCTCCGCCCGCCCGATCGAGATCTGGAAAGTGACGGTGCGCGCCGAGGCCGCGGTGGAGGTGCTGGCCGGCGACTACGCCCGCGTCATCGTCCCCGCCGACCACGCGTGGCTGCCGGCCGGTGAGGCGTTCATGCGGATCAAGACTAAGAGTGGGGATCTGGGAGACACGGTGACGCTGGACATGTACCCCGTGGCCGGGACCGTCTGATGGGCGTCGATGCGGGAACCCCGCCGGGGCTGTTCGAGCGGATTCGGCAGATGGTCCGCGACGAGGTCGCGAAGCTGCTGCGCTCGGGCCTTCTCCGCTCGGCGTCGATCGGCGAGGGCGGGCTGACGCTGCGCGGCGGGTTCTTCCGGATGCGCAACGCCGCCGACACCTCCAACGCCTTCTACATCGGGGCCGTCACCCCGGCGCAGCCGGACGGCACCCCGCAGCCCGGCTGGATCGTGCGCCGCGCCGACGGCACCAACGTGCTGCTGCTGCGTGACGCCTTCCCCGAGAACGGACCGGACGGGGTCCACCAGGCACTGAGCTGGCTCGACCGGACCGGCAACACCGTACTGGCCGACGACACAGACTCCGGGCAGGGCTTGGCGCGCCCCTACGTGCCGATCGTGTTCTATCGGTCGCGGAACAGCGACTGGCCCACCGTCACCGGCGGGGACTGGCAGACGGTGTACCGGGCGAAGGCGCCGAAGCAGCAGCCGCGGCTGCTGGTCCGAGCGTTCGCCGGAGCCACGGACGGCAGCACCTCCGGCGAACTCCGCGTGATGATCAACGGGACGCAGCACGGAAGCACACAGGCTGTCGTCGGGGCGACCGTCGGCGAGTTCATCTTCGGCCCGGACGCAGTCGCCGGTAGCCACATGTCGGACCTGTCGGTGGAGATTCAGGCACGGGTGACCGCCGGGACTGGCGGCATCCGGGTGTCCCCGTCGCAGGGTGAAGGGCGGCAGTCCTAGCCGTTGTAGTCGCCTGGCGGCGGCGCGTCGGGGCGCTCCTCGGACAGCGGCTCGACCGGCACGGGCGGCGCGGGCACGTACGTGGTGCCGGCGGGGTCGGTGTACGGAGCGTTCGGGTCGTAGCTGTCCCCGGACTGATTGCCGACCTTCGCCCCCGCGGGGACAGATTGGGGTGCGGGCACGGGCTTCGGTGCCGTGGCGGGGCCCGGGGCCGGGGCGGGGGCGAACTCCGGGGCGGGCTCGGGAGTGGTCACGGGCTCGACGGTAGGCGTCGCCGTGTCGGCGACCAGCTGCTCCGGGACAGGCTCCGGGGCCGGGGCGGTGACCTCCGTGGTCGGGCTGGCGGTCGGCGTCGCCTCGACGGTGGTCACCTCTGCCACCTCGTCGGTGGCCGGTGTGGAGGTAACCACGGCCGCGGTCGCGGTGCCGCCGACGGCGAGCAGCAGCGCGCCCCCCATCACCGACAGGCCGACCCGGGTGCGGGCCATCGCGAGCATCCTGCGCATTTCGTCACTCCCCCGTGTAGTTGGCTGCTCACGCTAGAGCATCCGAGCCGGGACTGACACCCCCCCACGCACCGTTGGGTGAATCCCGACCGATGGAGGCCGCCGCGTGGGCAACGCCCTGCACACCCCCGGACAGCCCGGCGCCGGCGCCGTCTCCCCCGCCGAGGCCCGGCTGGACGACGCCGGCCTGATCGCCGTCCAGGGCCCCGGCCTGATCGCCCCGCGCACCGGGGTGCTGTACGGGCCCGGCTCCACGACCCTGGTGACCGGCACCTCGGACACCGCGCCGATGACGGTTCAGATCGCCCCGCACCACTGGGTGACGTCGCGGCAGGACGCCGACGGCGTGTACCGCGGCGCGCTCGAGGCCGCCCGCAAGGTGAGCATCGGCGCAGCCCCCGCCTCCGGGGCCGGCACTCGCATCGACGTCGTCTACGAGAAGCAGAACGACGCCTACTCGACCATCAGCCCCGACGGCACCACCGAGCCTGTCTATGCCGTGGCGGCCGGACAGCCGGGTGGGGCGAAGCCGGCGATCCCGGTCGGCGCCATCGAGGTGGCCACCGTCGCCGTCTCCCCGGGTGCGACGGCCACCAACGGCGCCGGCGTGCTGATCACCAACACCGCCCGGCAGACCGTTCCCCGGAACACCCGCATCCCCGTCCGCAACCAGGCCGAGCAGGACGCGCTCACCGCGTTCCCCGGCCTCGAGGTGTACCGGCTCGACGACGGCCGGGTGCAGCTCTGCACCTCGGCGGGCCCGCCGGCCGTGTGGGTGACGACGTTCGACCCGACGAACCCACCGCGCACGGGAAGGGCGTACTCCGCCGACGCCTACACCGGCGCCTCGGTCACCGGGGTCACGAACGTCCTGCGGACCATCGCCTACCCCGATCCGGGCTTCCCGCACCGGGTGCTGGTGGACGCCTACCACCGGGCGCTGGTCTCGCCCGGCAGCAGCTGGAATCTGACCGCCCGAGTGGACACCACCGGCGGCACCCTGATCCGCCCGGTCGGCAGCGCCACCTCAACCAGCTACGCCGACGTCCGCATCCACGGGGGGATCTCCGGGGTGCTGTCCGGCGGGCACTCCGTCCTTATCTGCGCCGAGAGGGTCGCCGGCGTCACGGGTGACGGCTACCAGGTGCAGACCGAGGCGAACCTCCAGTCCTACCGCGTTCAGGTGGTACCGGCATGAGCATCACGATCATCGGCCGCGCCCAGTGGGGTGCGCGTCACGAGGACGGCGGCGGCTCCGCCCCGCTGCCGGCGAAGGAATGGTGGCTGCACCACTCGGTCACCATCGCCCCCGACCTGCTGCCGCCGTTCGACGACGACGACGCCGCGGTCCGCACGCTGGAGGCCATTGGTGAGCAGCGGTTCGGCCGCGGCATCTCCTACACCTTCGCGATTACGCCGATCGGACGCGTCTACGTCGGGCACAGCATGAACCGCCTCGGCGCGCACACAGGCGGACGCAACAGCATCGCCCGCGCGATCTGCTTCGTCGGCAACTACGACGCCGCCCGCCCCACGGCGGCGCAGGTCGAGGCCGCCGCGCAGCTGCTCGTGCAGGAGTACCGCGCCGGTCGCTCGACCCGCTACACGCTCAACGGCGGCCACCAGCAGGCCTCGGGCGCGTCCACCGCCTGCCCTGGCCGGTACGGCATGGAAGCCATCCCCGCGATCAACGCTCGAGCCGCCGCCATCCTCGGCGGCGCCCCACCCCTGGAGGACTTCCCCGTGTTCAGTCAGTGGTCCCTGGAAGAGAAAAACGCCTTCGGTGAGTGGCTCAAGCGCTGGGTCGTGCAGGAGGAGATCCGGCAGACCTCGGCCGCGCTGATCGCGCAGGCGGTCCTGCACCACCCGGTACCCGCCGCGCAGCGAACCCACCCCGACGGCACCCCCAACCCCGACGCCACGGCGACCCTCGCCGGGCTGGTCGGCTGGAACGACGCCCACCTCGACATCACCCGGGCGCTCATCGCCTCCGTCGGGCAGGTGGACACGGCCGTGCTCGCCCGCGAGCTCGCGGGCCCGCTGGCTGCGGCGGTTCGCTCTGAGCTCAGCGACGTGGACGGCGCGTCCGAGGCCGACATCGAGGCCGCGACCGAGCGGGCCATGCGCAGGCTGCTGCTCGGCGGGCTGGACGGCTCCACCGCCGACCCGGCCGCCGTCACCACCTCCTGACCGCCGCAGCGTGACCAGAGGGTGCACAGCCGTGGCGCCGGGCCACTCGCCACGGACGGAGGCCGAACGTGACCGCCGGCGACATCGGCACCATGCTGACCGGCCTCACCGCACTGGTCACCGCACTGGGCGCCATCTACCTCCAACGGCAGAGGCGGGCAGCCTTGGACGCCGACGCGCTGGAGAAGGAACGCAACGGGCTGCGGCAGCGGGTGGAGTCGCTGTTGCGGTACATCCACGTGTTGCGGCGCCTGCTGGCCGAGCACGGGATCGAGGCCCCGCCGATGCCCGCTGAGCCGGACGAGACGGAGGTCAAAAGGTGACCGAGCACGCGGCGCGCCGCCCAGTGGGGCGGTTGGCGCTGCCCGTCCTCGTCCTCGTCGGTATCGCAGTGATGGCCGGGTGGCTGTACATGGGCAACCGGGCCGACAACGCGGAGACAGCCCGTGACGACGCCGCGGCGACGGCGCAGGACCTGGCCGTGCAGGTCGCGGACGTGTGCACCCAGGACCCGCCCGCAGCGGCGGCATCGGGATTGCAGTGTGACCGCGCCGAGATGGTGGCGGAGAAGGGCCCGCAGGGTGATCCGGGCCCGCGTGGTGAGCCCGGGGAGCGCGGCCCGGCCGGGCCGCAGGGCCCGTCGGGGCCGTCCGGTCCCCCTGGTGCGACCGGCCCGGCGGGTCCGTCCGGCCCTCCCGGGGCAGACGGCGAGACCGGCGGCATGGGCGCGGCTGGACAGTCCGGCCCCGTCGGGCCTCCGGGGCCTGCCGGGGAGCAGGGGCCGGGCGGGCCACCTGGCCCAGCCGGTCCACCTGGTCCTGCCGGGCCCGCCGGACCGCCGGGAGCTCCCGGCGAGCCGGGCGCCGACGGTTCCCCGCCCGCCGACTGGACGTGGCGCGACCCGCTCACCGGCGTCACCTACACGTGCACCCGCGACCCCGGCTCCCCCGACAGCGAGCCGACCTACACCTGCACCGCGAGCTGAGGAGAACTTCCCCGTGCCATTCGCTCGCGGCCCGGTGCTCTGCTACCGGGGGGCCGGCCAGTACGCCACCGTCGGCCCGACCGAGTACGTCGGTGAGGACGACGTCCTGCACATCCCGTCGGACTTTCCCACCGACCTGGCGTCGGTGCCGCGGCTGTTCTGGACGTTGATCCCGCCGACGGGGGCGTACGAGAAGGCTGCGGTGCTGCACGACTGGCTGTGCGTCCAGCTCGCACGGGCACGCAGCACCGGCGGCCGCGCGCCGGTCACCGCTCGGGACACCGACGGCCTCTTCCGCCGGGTCATGCGGGAGGGTCAGGTGGGTTTCGTCACCCGCTGGTTGATGTGGGTCGGAGTCCGCTGGGGCGCGCTCGCGAACCCGGCCCGACGGGCCGGATGGTGGCGGGACGCGCCCCTCGTCCTACTGCTCACCGCCATCGGCCTGGCCATCGTCGTGGCCGGCATGTGGGGAGCACACCTGGCCGTCGACCAGCTTCTGCGGCTGGTCGCTCAGTAGCAGTCGAGCTCGCGCATCCGCTCGTCCGCGGCCTTCATGTAGGCCGTCGCTGCCTCGGCCTGCTCACTGCCGGCCTCGGCCCGGTCGTGGTTGGCGCTGGCGGTGTCGAACTCGGTCTGTAGCGCCGCGCAATCGGTGGCGGCCTCGATGCGCTCGTACACCTCGACGCTGCCTGGCCGGTCCTCCGTCGCGTCCTCGCTGCCGCCGCAGGCCGTCAGGGCTGCCAGGGCGGTGAGCACGGTCAGGGCCTTGCGCAT